TCTGTTCTACCATCTTTATCTTTTTCATTTTTAAGAAGGGCAAACATAAATTCAAGCGGATAGTAATATTTTAACCACGCCGTCCAATACGAGAGAGTAGANTAAGCAACTGCGTGGCTCTTGTTAAACGAGTATCCCGCATGCTCTTCAAAGTCGTGCCAAAGGTCCAAGGCTTTATTAGGAGATATGTACTTACTCGCCCCAGCAACAAACCTATCTTGAAATATATTGAACTCTTTTGCATCTTTTTTCTTTCCAATAATCTTACGAACTTTGTCAGCCTCTGCCATTGTCATTCCACCAAGATAAACGCAAGCCTGCATAACCTGTTCCTGATAAAGAATACACCCATATGTATCATCTGTGAATTCTTTCATAGTTTGATGAACATAAGAAACGTTTTGCTTACCGTGTTTACGAGCAATATAATCTTTGCCAATAGTGTTCATAGCACCTGGACGAACCAAAGCATTTGATGCTGCCAACTCATTAAAATTCTTTACTCCCATTTTTACTAAAAGATTTGTGTATGGGGTTGCCTCACATTGAAACACACCCTTGGTATATCCATCTGAAAGCATTTCGTATACTTTGGGATCTGCCATATCAATTGATAAAAGATCAATATCTTTGTAGTGATTTTTTTTAATCATGTCAATACAATCGTTTACTACACTTAAAGTTTTAAGACCTAATGCATCAATTTTAATAAGACCAATTTTTTCAGCCTCTTCCATATCAACACCGACCACAGGAATGCGATCATCGGATCCAGGAGAAGAGCGAGTTTCCAATGGCGCATACCTAAAGATTGGATTCTTACTAGTAACCACACCAGCAGCATGAATGCCAGTACCTCTAATACGACCACGTAACTGTTCTCCATAAATCTCCACCTCTGGATATTTTTCTCTAAACGATAATGTAGTTTTAGATGTGCAATATTCATCCCAAGTGTCAACTAACTTTAATACTTTGTTGACATCTGTTAATGGTATATCTAAAACTCTTGCAACATCTCTTACAACACCCTTATCTTTAAATTGAAGGAATGTTGCAATAGATGCTACGTGCCTATACTGTCTAACTAAATAATCTTTTACTTCATCACGACGAGTATCTTGAATGTCTGTATCAATATCAGGAAAGTCATTACGTTCTGGGTTAATAAAACGGAAGAACAAAAGCCCATGCTCTAATGGATCAATATCAGTAATGCCAAGAAGATAACAAACCAAAGAACCAGCAGAAGATCCACGTCCTGGACCAACCAAGATTCCTTCTTTCTTTGCCCAAGAAATCATATTTTGAACTACTAAAAAATACGGTGCAAACTTTTTATCACGAATAATTTCTAATTCTTCCATAAGTCTTTGTTCGTAAGCATCATTGCCAAGCCAATTGTCATTTAAACGTTTTTCTTCTAAGCCAGCAAAGGCTAGAATTGCTAATTCTTGATCTGGATCTTTATATTGAACAGGAAGTAAGTCAAGACCATCTTTAATGTCATAGTCTTTTACTGTCTCTGCTAGCAATAGTGTGTTTGAGTATATGTCTTCTCTATCAATACCCTGTTTTTCCATTGCTGCTTTAATCTCTTCATACGATAAAAGATGAATCTCAAACTTGTTAAATGTTATATCCCTGTCTTCACCATATAGATAATCTAATCTTTCTATCATAGAAGAACACTTTTTAGACTTTGCGTATGTTGTATCTTTTTGAACCTTAGCGTGAGTATTCATTAAAAGTTTAAACTCTTGAATATCTTTTTGTGATTCATCAACATGATGACAGTCTGGTGTAACTACTACTTTAATATTAAATTCATCAGCAAGATCAATAAGATATTTATTTATTTCTGGTGTATTGTGTGGCATGACCTCAATGTAGTAGTCGCTACCAAAATTATCTTTAAACCATTTAATGTGTTTTTTAGCAAGTGCAAACTCTTGTTCTTCTAATGCTTTAACAATAACGCTGCTAGGACAAGCAGACGTTACAATAATGCCTTCTTTATATTTTTGAAGAATTTCAAAATCAAACCTTGGTTTTTTAAAGAATCCATCCGTCCATGCTATTTCGCTAATTTTATTAAGATTTTCTAAACCTTTTTGGTTCTTGGCTAGAAGGATAATATGATTATAAACAAGATCTTGTTGACCTGTTCTTTCAGACTTATCTCTTTTATCCGATATGTCTGCACACATATATCCTTCTAGACCAAGGATTGGCTTAATGCCCTTTTCTTTTGCAGAACGGTAAAACTCTCTGTGACCAGAAAGTGATCCGTGATCTGTAATTGCAAGAGCGTTCATACCCAACTTGCTAGCACGGTCTACATACTCTTGTGGAGTTGCTATGCCGTCAAATAGGGAGTAGTGAGTATGAACATGTAAGCCTACGTAGTTCATCTTACCAATCTGTNTTGGTTGATGAAGTTACAGATGGAGTATCAAACCCCAAATAGAATGCTTCTTGTTCAGCATAAGGAATTTTCTTTAATGCTAACTCAAGAGCGTATGGCTTATGTGCTGACCAGTTAAATGGTTCTTTATCTGGTGCAGATGGAATAAGTGTGTAACTTGTTTCAGTACCCTGACCGTTACGCTTTAACTTCCATGAAATATTTGAGATGCTTCCTGTTTCAAGGGCATACTCACGAATAGTGTTAAATGCAGATTGCTTACTTACGCCCATTGACCAAATGGCTACGTATGGCTCTTCAATGCCATCATCTACAAGTACGTTGCAATAAAAACGAAGACGTGCTCTCCAGCCAGCCTTTACATCCTTACGATGCATTTCTTCAGCCCAGTCACGACCTTCTGATTCCATAGTATCTACAGCCTTGCGCTTGTAGTCTTTTGGATTTGTGTGTTCTTTAACAACAAGTGCTAATCCACGATCTGCATTATAGTTTGCAGAGTCTTCATCAAGTTCTTCAACGAACCTAATTTTTGCAGACTGTCCATCGGCAAGTTTTAACCATCTTACCTTTGGAGAGTTTTCATCATANTTTGGCTTGTCAACTAGGGCATTAATGTTCTTNAGTCCCTTTACAATAGTCATATTATTTTTTCTCCTTGTTTTTTATTTTATAGTACTAACCCAAAATGTTTTAAAATAAATATGATAGCAAGAGCACTCCATAATATATTAAACCAAATTAAAGTTGGTATGGTTTTTACTGTTGATGACCAGATTAATCCTAAACTTGATACTAAAGCAAAAATGTAAAACCACCATATGCTAATATCAAATAAAAGGCCTGGAATAATAATTAGGCCTTTGGCAACAAAAGCAAAAAACTCAACAGTATTGGCTTTAGTCCAATATTTTTTGTGACCCATTGTTTTTAAAGCAATGACCCACTGCATGTTTTTATTTTTTGTTTTATTTTTCATACTCATCTTTTCTATTTTAACATACTGGTGATAGAATTGTCAAACTGGAACTCCAGTTTTTTAATTGCATCATCATCCATGTCGCCTATATCTTTATATTTTTTATCTATATACGCAGAAGTAACAACAGGTCCAAGTCTTTGAATTAACTTATCTCTCATTATTATTCCTGCATCATCGTTATCTGCAATTAGAACAATACTATTAAAATACTTTTCTAATAGTTTTATCTGTGCTGCAGAAACATTAGCACCCAGCGTAGCAACCGCAGGGAATCCTACTTGATCTAATCTAATTGCATCAAAAGAAGATTCTACTACATACACAATGTTTGAACTTTTTATTCTATGTAAATTAAATAGGGTCTTGCCTTTTGGCAAACCAGGAGTATTTTTAAATTCTTTACCTTCAATTGTCCTAGCAACAAATCCAATACACATACCATCTGGAGAATGTACTGGAATTGTAACTGAATCTTGTTTTTCTGAATAGCCAAGGTTAAACTTTATCACTGAGTCTTTAGTTATTTTTCTACCTTCGTAATACCTAATTGCCCTTGGAGACTCTAATGCATTATTATTTAATCTTTTAATTAATAATTCATCATACTGAACAAATTCTGGTTTACTTACTAACGCTTTATTGACTGATGTCTCAATGCTACTTTCTTGCTCTTTACTTTTAATATATCTTATTGCCTCAAAGTATGTTCTATTGGATATATGCATTACAAACTCAACAAGAGTTTTCGTGGTTTGACATCCAAAACAAAAAAACAATCCATGCTCTTTTGATACTTCGCCAGCAGGGGTTCTGTTGTTGTTATGATATGGACAAAATATAATATAGTCTGTTCCATACTCAGCCTCAATATCAATACCAGCCCCAGTTAGCACACGATTAACTTGTTCTGCTGTATAAGAATCTTTAACCATTCTTATCCTCATAATCCTTGTAACGGTAGTATCCTCTATCAAAGTCTACCTGAACTAAAAAGTCTCCCATGAAACCATTTCTATTTTTTCTAAATACACATTCAATAATATCACTATTCGTGGCACGACCTAAAGCCATTACCCAATCAGCATCATAAGCAATTTGTCTTGACCAAGCAGTTTGTCCCAAAGTTGGCGGGGTAGAAAGATCCTTAACATCATCTGGAGTAGCAGATGAAATAGCAATAATAGGAACCTCTTCGCTAATAGACATAAGTTTAAGTTCTCGTGAAAGATTTTTCATACGTACCGTCTCACTATCGGCTTTTTGATTTGGTGACATTAATTGTAAATAGTCAACAACAACAAAGTCTGGTTTGTATTGATCAATCTTTCCACGTATAACTGAAGGAGTTAAGTCGCCACCATTATCATTAGAAATAATATGAAACTCTGGTTTACCTTGTAATTTATCTGCATGCCACTTTTTAAGCATATCAATTTCTACTTCGCCATTGCTAAGTTTACGATGAGACCATAAGCCTTCACCCATAATTGCAAATACACGATTACGAACTTCTGTTTCAGACATTTCAAGACTTATGATAAGTGGGCTACGACCCTGCTTCCAGGCCTGTACAGCGAAGTACAGAGCCAACCAAGACTTTCCAATACCTGGATATGCAAGGAAGACTCCTAGTTGTCCTGGCATGATTCCAGAAGGTAAGTAGTTATCAAACCCTGGCAAACCTGTTTTAATTCCAATGTGACCTAGGCTTTGCATTTTCTTTACATTCTCAAAGTATGCAATTGCTGACTCAAGGTCTGTTACTTCAATATCTCTTATTGCAGCAGTATTCTTTTTTAGTTCTGATGTTTTTGTAATAATATGTTCAAGAGCCTTTGATCCATTCCCGCCCTGAACTTCAGATGCTGCATTGCGTAAAATGTCTTTAAGGCTATCATTTAAATATTCGGTCTGTAATTCTTCAAGGTGATGCTTTGTTGCACCGACATCCTCTACTGGAACAAAGTCTCTAAATTTTTCTACGACTAAAGATGCTGGTGGAACTGATTGATTATTTTCTGAGTATAGCCTGATAAAATTCCAGACGTCGTTGTGGGTTCTTAAAAGGTTGTCAACATTTGCTTGTAGTAGTACGTGAATTTGTTTGTCATTTAATACTGCGGTGATTAACTTTGCTTCTGTATTATTCATTAATCCACTTCCTTGCTAGTTTTCTTCGCTCTTCTCGGTCCTTAATGTCTTGCTCTATTTCTAGTTTTGCTTCCAATATTTTCTGTGCATTGTATGCAAAGTAATTCCAAGTAGGGGAAAGAGAAATATTAAAATAATAATCCAATAAGTCATAGCAAACTCCTATTCCATAAGATTCAACAAGAGCATCTGCAGCCCATTGTTCAACATTAAGATTCATGTTGCTTTTGGCTTCATATCTTTGTAGATGCAACTTATTGTATCTACTTAGCAAAGCCATACGGTCTTTGCGTTCAGTCATTAGTCGTTACTATCGGCCTCTGACTCGGCTTCTTTAACTTTTTCTGTTAACTTTTCTTCAACAAATTTATAAATTCTTTCAAAAGCCTGCTCTGTATTTTCATCATCACGCTTAGAATCAACTACTCCAAAATCAAACCTTAATGACTGAAAATTACCCAGATTAAGTGTGTATCCAAGTGCTACTGATATTTTTGTATTTTCGTTTTCCATTACCCCACCATTTCTATTATTAAATGTTTTCTGCCCAAACAGGAATAAATCTTCCATCCTCTGTCTTTGTATATGTAAGTATACCGTCACCCATCCTGCGTGTCAACTCTTGGCTCGTAGGAGTCATGTTGTTTGTTATAAGTTTATCTTTTCTTGGTTGTCCTATATGTATAGTAGCCAGTATAGCACGAATTTCCCTTACCGTGCTTTCTGAATAATATGATCTAATTTGCCAACCTCTTTCACCATTTAATCTTGCACCAATTGGTTTTGGTATCATTCCAGTTTTCATTAATTTTGGCATATATTTTCTGTGACGATTAATTAACTTAGCAGTCTCAGTAACAGTGTATGCACGTTCTCTGTTTTTTCTAAAATCAGAACGGAGGCAAGTCTCAAGTCTATCCTTAGTAATATTGTAAACAGAAACCATTCCAGTAGATCTTGAACTATGGTGTAGCCTTACAAGGTCCCCATTAAGGAACCATATTTTTTTATTTCCCTTTATTACAGTTTCGCTATTGTAGATTTCGCTCTGGATAATTCCTTTGCTAGTAACCATCTGCCTTCTTCGCTTTCTGCTGGGGGATGAAAAAATTTTCTAACTCCACAAACAAGACAATAGGTTTCCATATGTTGCATACTGCTATATTGTCTATCAACAAAAGTTCTACCTTTACATTTTTTACAATAAATCATTAATTTATCTTTAATTCGGAATACCAACAATGACTAGATGTACTGATAAAGATAGGTCACCAGAAGCACCAAACCTTACAACACCCTCTACTCTTGTTTCTGTAACGCTTTTTAAAACAATGTTTACGTTTTGTCCTGCTGGTGTTTGTCCAGTGTTTACTGGTGTTGCTGATACTATTGGTGGATATTTAAAGTCTTTAAAATCATAGGTGAATGTTCTTTCGTTACCCGCCGAAACGGTGGAGTTGTTTGCAACTTCAACCAAACCGCCCACTATTCTTGTGTTAGAGGTTTGCACCTCTGCCTTTCCTGCACTTGCTGTATCAATAATTGTTTTACTTGTTTGCTTAGAAGCAACATTTGTAGAAAGGTCGTTTACAGCCTCAATTAGTTGATACAAATATGTAACATCAAGAGGTTGCCCTCTTTCTGGTAGTGGTACTTTTGCCATTTATTCCTCCTATTTTATTATACCAAAGAAACTAAGCCAGAGTTGTATATTTGNAAATTGGCATTTAGTGTTTTTTCAGATGATTCAACTTGAATAATTACACGTACATTTGTGGTTCCAGTTTTAATAAATTGATATGAATGAATGGACGTTGTGCCGTGGTAGGTTGCGGTAGCCCCATCAACTCCAACAAAAACATCATACTTTGGTCTATTTAATTCATCTCCCCAGACTGCACTAATAACTGATGTTGAAACCTGTACGGCTCCAGCAACAGCAGTAATTGAATCATCTAGTACAAGATTTATTGGAGACCATTGAGAAGTTCTGTTTTTATCTTCAGAAACAACTCTGTATCTAAAAACGTATCCAACTTTATCATGATCCAATGCAGGCAAAGATGCTTTTTTAATTATAACTTTTTTAATTCCTGCATCAGCCATTATGAATTATTTCCACTAGAAAGATCTACTGAAAATCTAAACTCAACATAGTTATTAGTATTAGGACTCTTAACTACTGTTGTTGCACCCGAAGTTTGAATTATTGAATATCCTGTTAGTCCGTAGAGTGGATTTACTGTAGCAACATTTTCTAGTTTTAAAGCATCTAAGGCTACATAATAATTACCAGAAGGATTAACTCCATCAATAACGCATGCGTACACCTTAACTACAGAAACAGCATTCCAATCAAATCCAGATGTTCTGTATAGTTGTTGAAGTTGTTTTGTTACAACAAAATATCTTTCTGTAGCAAAATCATATTGTCCGCCACTACTGTCATCAGCAACTTCTGCTTCAAGTCTTGCAAATTGTGTTCCACTTGTATTTTCAAATGAAACTAAAACTCTTGCTCTTTCTGGTTGAGTGCCAGCCCCATAAGTTCCATCTCTGTTTACTATTGAGAATGCTAACCTTAATTGATCTGTTGGAGAATTTTTTGTAAAATCAACTGTTGTCCCACTTAATCTAATATAGTTTGATGACGCTCCTATTTCAAAAGTATCTTGTGTTGGACCGCTATCTGATTCAATATCAAGATCAGCCTCATTACCCTTTATCATAATTACATTATTTAAAAATCTTGGTCTTTCATATCTTGCAACTCTTGGTGATTTAAAAAATATTGGATTATCTGCGCTTGTTTGAAATACTGGATCTGCTATAGCAATAATGTTGTCAAAGTTTGGAGCATCTAGCGCACCAGATTCTGTATCAATTGCTACTGCAGATGCTGCCGTTACGTATTGCCAGTTTTCTGTTTGTGTAAACGCAAAAACTGTTTTACTATCATATGCTCCCGCAGATGGATTAGATCCTGCAGAATATATTCCAATTTCAGATATTTCATATCTTTCTTCTGTTGGTAGTTCTGCTGTTAAAACAATTTTATCTACACCGTCTTCGTTTACAAAACCCCTAGAAGATATTGGAACACGAAACATTTCAAAATCTAAATTTGTTTTTGTTGAATAATCGCCAATTTCATCGGCAGTATCTAGCGGGGTAGCACCACAACCAATAGCAATATATGAGGCATAGGCAGGGGCCTGACCAAGTAAATACTTTGCAATAATAGTTTTACCAGTATTAGTTATCATGAGGCATAGTCTCCAAGATCTGCTTCATATATTGTACCACTTACGCTAATCTGTGTTTCTATTTGTTCATCAGGATTTATGTTAATAAATTCAATAATTAAGTCTCCCGTTGCGTTAAGGTATACGTTTTCTCCATTAGTGCCGTTGCCAGTTTCTGGAATTTTGTCTTCTAGTTTAATTGAAAATCCAGCAAAAAACTTGTCTGCGGTTTGTTGTAGGCTAAGGATATTGCTTGGATTATACCTTTGCTGAATGGCTGAAAGGTTTTTAATTGGTTGATATGATATTTTTTGTCCATTAACAATGTCAGATCTTGTTATACTGATTAACTCTTGTCCACCAATATTTTCAAATATTTGATCAAACATTCCATCTATAGGAACTGACTCTTCATCAAATAATATAATATCTAAAGTTGCAGTTTTAACTGGTGGTGGTGGAGGCGCAGTTATTACTTGTAAGGTCGGAGTTGGCGGTGTTGCATATACAATACTTGTTATAAAACTTGTTGGCACTACGTTTGAAACTAAAACTTTTTCAGCACTTGCTGTTGGCTTATACCCAGTTTCTGTGCGGTCAGTTCCTAGTGGTATAGGACCAATGAATAACTGATTTGGTATTGCTGGTTGAAAAGCATCTGCAATTGCTTGAGAAGAACTGACTGACTTTTTAGGAACAGGGGGCACATATGGCTTATATGTAGATGTAACTCTGTCTTCTCTTGTATTTGTATTTTGAACTACTTTAGATTTGCCACCGCCTGAATTTTCACTTGCCATCTTACACCTCCGCCAAATAAAGAGTCATGTCTGGACCATCTATTTTTCTTGTATACTCAATATTATAAACTATAAATCTAGAATTAGGCGAAGTAACTAAATCTAAATTATTAGAATCTTTATAGTTAATCGTTACTATATCTCCAAGTTGAATTGTTGGAGTTGCAAATATTTTTAAACCAACTGATTTTTTAGGAACCATAAGTTTATCTATCATCCAACCCATTAAGTTTTCTGCATCATCTTGTGTCTGTATATATGGGGTATCTAAGGTAAATTCGTTGTTTCCATAAATCATTCTGCTTCTTTTAATTTCATCAAACCTTTGTTTTTCAACTTGAGGAGAAACAATCTGAGAAGATCCAGTCAATAATGGGTTAGAAAAATTGCTACGTTTTTTAAAGTATTCATCAACTGTTAACTCATGGGTAGTGTCTTGTGTAAATGTAACGCCTTGAATTCTTAAATAGTTCCCGCTTGTTTCGTCAAGATTTAAGGCTGTGTCTGTAGCATTAAATATTAAAAACTCAGCACCGTATGAGTCTGCATAAAAGCCAGATGAAACATAGCCTTTAATATTATTAAATGTTGGTGATAATTTAGCGTAAAGTGCGGGGTAGGCACGATCATACTTAACATCAAAATAAGCACACTCTCTCATTATTGACCCAAACTCATCAAAATATAAATTGTATTTAGGTGGTTGTTGAGCACTAATTCCAGATAGGTAAGTTGCTTGAACCATACCGCTCATTGCATATTTCCTTAAAGATTCACTAGCACTTATTTCATTATCCCCAAAAGCGGACGAGAGTGTTTCTCCAACTGTAAAAACGCTATTTTGAGAATAGTTCTGTGACAAAGCATAAATGTTTTCAAACATAATTCTAGATGAGCCACGAACAAATGGGGCCATGTTGTTATATATTGGTAGTGGATCTGTGTCATCCACAACTTTAATTAATTGATTGTTAATGTATAAATAAAATCTTCTTATTTTTCCTATGTCTTGATACTCTACGGCTAAATCATATACCGTCGGATTTTCTTCACCAGCCATTCTATACTGACCAGTAAACCTGCCATCGTCAACTATAATTTTTGCTAGGCCGCCATAAAGTTTTACAGGAATTGCATTACTATTAGAAGCATCTTTTTTAATTTTGTAAAAAACAACATTATTAATAGAAATGTTTGATTGATTATTTTTATCTAATTTTAAGTATGACTCTATATTATCTTCTGTTAATGCAGCAATTTCAAAATAATATCCATTATTAGTGGTCGGATTAAGTAATACTGCAAGACCACCTGAGCCACCACCAATACTTACGTTCTGATCTGGTTGAACTCCAGCAACCTGATAATATGTTGTGCTTCCATTTGGTGTTTGACTACGACGTTCATTATTTTCAATCTTGCCAATAATACGCATTCTTGTTCCAAAATGTTTATAAGAATTATCTAATTCTTTATAGACATAAGAGACTAAGTCAATCGGGGTTTCGGTTGTTTCAAAAGTTGGACCATTCATTACTAATGCTGATGATTGAATTGTTCCAGTTTTAGGAGATATGGTTGAGTTAACTGGAGTCTCCGTTGTATAACTTGAAGACATAAAGTTTTTAATTGTTCCGCCTCTTGATGTTTGTTGGGCTTTAGAGTTACTAACTCCTGCTGCCCCAATTGTAGTTGCTGGCAAAGAAATATCTTCAAGCAAGGTGGTTGTAAATAAATATTGAGTTTCCATGTCACAGCCTCTAACATAAGTATTATCTGACCAATAGGTATCTATTCCAGCCGTATGACTTGTTATTGTTGTTCCAAATTGAGCACGACCATGCTCATAAACTGCACCATTTTGTAAACGAGTAACACCCTCAACTTCTTCATAAAAGGGAACTGTGTAAATTCTTACTAGGCCAGTTGGATATATTTTTCCGTTAAATGGCAAGGATCTAAAAAAGTTTTGATATTCTTGATTATTAGTAATCCACACATTGCTGCTACCCTGTCTATAAGAAACTCTCCATGCTTGAATTTCTTCACCTTTTTGTGCTTCTGTAATTTCTCCATTTGCAACTCTTTTATCTAAATTATCAATAACGCTTGATGGCGCCAATCTTCCAGGCAAAACAATTTCGGGTTTAGATTCATTTAAATTTATACCGTCTGGCAATATTGGATACCAAATTGCAAGGGTAACATTAAATTGTGCAGCATCATATCTAATAACTTCTCCATTAGAATAAAAATATCCTTGATATCTTGTAAGCCAATAAACGTTTTCTCCAAGATCAAAAACATTATTTACTATTTTACGACTAACTACACTTGGTGGTGATATCGTAAGGTCAGAATTTAATGGCATTGCTCCTAAAATATATTTACCTTGTTTAGACGCAACCTCGTTAATTGTTTTAGTTGAATCTGTTCCAGACACTTCCCATAAAAGTGCTGGCTTATAAATCCAGGTTTTATCTATATCAATCATGCTTGCTTGACGAACAGATCCATATGATCTTTGAATATATCTAGTTGTATAATTAATTTTTCCGTTATTATAAACTTTTTTGTCTTCAGATGCAATTGAAATGATATTTGGAAGCGTTCCAGATGATAAGTTTTCAACAATACCACTAACAGATTGGTTATTAGATCCAGATAAAACCAGACTAGACGTTCTATCATCTATGTCTGGAAGCATGTAGTTTTTGCTCATTACA